AGATTATCCAGAAGGTAATTGACAACATTGAGAGCAACCGTGATAAAGACCCTAACTGGTGGCGCGTGTATGGTCTCGGGCTTGTAGGTAAAATCGAAGGGTTAATACATCCCAATTTTACAACAATCAAAGAGTGGCCTAATTATGGAAATATTGATGGATATGGTTTAGACTTCGGATTTAACGAACCGGCTGCGCTTGTTCATTGTAAATTACTTAATGAATTTTTAGTATCTGATGAATTACTGTATGAAACAGGATTAACTAATAGCGATTTAGATAAAAGATTTGTTACGCTTGGTCTTATTCGCGGTCAATCTGAAATCATTGCAGACTGTGCAGAACCTAAAAGCATTGAGGAACTACACCGCATGGGATGGAATATTAAACCTGCTATAAAAGGCCCGGATAGTGTTGTAGCAGGAATACAGAAAGTTAACCAGTATAAGCAAGTTTGGACTGATAGAAGTATCAACGCAATTAAGGAACAGCGTAATTATATGTGGATGCGTGATAAAAATGCTAAAATATTAGATTGCCCTGCTAACAACGGATTTGATCATTGCCTTGATGCAAGGCGATATTTTATAGCCAGTAAAAAATTAGGCCCAGCTCCTGGTCAAGCTTTGAGATTAGCGATATGAACGAATTTAATAATTACGATGTTAAAAGAGTAGAAAAATGCGTATCAGAATTGCGATTGCATTTTGATACTGTACAAATATTTTGTACTCGTTCTGATGATACCGGTGATAGCACACAGAACATACATAGCGGTCGAGGTAATTGGTTTGCCCGATACGGACAAGTGAAAGCCTTTGTACATGACCATGAAATAGGTTATATTAATGCTATAAAGCAAAAAAGTCAAGAAGATACAGAAATTTAACAAGGATTGAATATGTCAAATGAAAGTGGATTGCCAACAGCATCGCAGTTAGTACCTGATAGCAGTATATACAATAACCCAACAACAGGCATACTACAGGATTATACAGGATACAAAGATTACCGCACGGTTAATCAGTATGACTTTCTGGAGCAAACGTTTGAGGGGTCGCGGCATTATCGAGATTGCGGTTATTTACAGTATACCGATAGGGAAATGTTTTATCAGACGCGCAGGAAAATAAGTTATTATGTTAATGTTTTTAAACCGATCATCAATGCTATGGTTGATCCTTGCTTTCAAGGCGAGATCAGGCGCGAAACTACAAACGAACTATTTGAGGCTTTCATTGACAACTGCGACAACGCCGGAACGTCGCTCAATACGTTTATGAAAAACGCTATTAAACATGCGCGGCTGTTCTCACTCAATTTCATCGTGATGGATAATCTCACGGCTGATGTTGTGGCACAAGCGCAGACTGCAGAGGAGATGAAAGCACAACGCGCATTGCCGTACATCTACGAGCGCAAGCCGCAACAAGTGAAAAATCATGTTTGCGACGCGCAGGGCAAGCTGGTATCAATCACGTTTTACGACAAGTACGAGGAAGTGAAAACCGGTGATAAAACAGAGTGCCGCCAGTATTTCAGGCAATGGGATAACCAGAACTGGAAGTTGTTTTACATTGTCAGAACTGATGGCAAAGAAATTACCATCGTAGAAGAAGAAGGAATACACGGTCTCGGTGTTATCCCGGTGGTAATTATCACGGCCTTTGCTTCCAGTGCGAAAATTAAAGAGTTTCCCGATCCGCAATTTTACAATTTAGCAGTACTGGTACATGGCCTGTTTAATAAAGAGTCGCAGGTTAATTTCATGGAGATTATGCAGACGTTTAGCATCCTCGTTACAAGCGGGTTAGGTGCAGGAGCGAAGTCGCTTGGCCCTGCTACTTTCCTCGATTGCGGCACTGATAGCAAATGGCCTCCACAGTACATTGCGCCTTCACAAGAGGGTATCAAAACGCTGGTAGATAACTGCGAACGGCTCAAGGGCGAGATAAAGGACGAGGCTAAACAGGCTGGTGTAGTGGGTGTGGTGGAATCGAAAAGCGGGATTGCAAAAGAATGGGATTTCCGAGCAGAGGAACAGGTACTCAAGGAAACAAGCGAGTGCGGGGAAGAAACAGAGGAAGACCTGGCGGTGTTGTTTGGTCTGTATATCGGCAGCGATATACCGTATGATGTAGAATATCCGCATTCATTTAGCCCTACTGCTGATAACGACGATATTACAACTGCATTATTGATACTCAAGGAGTTCCCGCCAGAATCTGTTAAAAAACTATTGTGGCTTGATATTGCAGAGCGCAGATGGAAAAATGATCCTGAGAAATTGCAGGAAATAAAGGATGCTCTTGAGGCTGATTTGATAGAAGCAACAGAGATAAAGAAAATGCAACTTAGTGAATCTATGACATTAACTAATCAAGGTGATGCAATAGGTGAATAAGATACAAAAAGCAGTATCTGATTTTGAGAAAAAAAACGGTGTATTGCTGAAAAAGGTTAGTGATGCACTGATTTCTACTATATCAGAAAATGATAGTGTATCTGTAATATCAGATAAAATCACTAAGATATACACAAAGTACAATGTTAAAAAAGAGACTAAAAATTTACTGCTTAATTACATTGTTGAATCTGTATCTATTGGAATTGGTACAGAAATAGCAGGAAAAAAGCGAGTAAATAGCTTTAAATATTGGTATGCAGAACACGCATACAATGCTGCTGGTGTACCGATTAAGACTACACTAAATTCTATTACTGATATACTGGCAGTAAAAAAAGAAATAACGCGATCACTTGCTGCCGGGAGTTCGTGGCGTAAGGCTGCACAGGATTTATCAGATAAAAAAATAATAATATCTGATGTGGCAAAAGATGTACAAAGTATTATAGACAAAGCGAGGGGTGTATATGGCCTCACGAATAGCTCGGAAGCTTACCAAGAGTACAAAAAAGAGATTAGCATTGTGCAGCATAGAATTAATCGCCTCACAGATCAAGATACCTCAAAACTTAAAAGGGCTTACCAAAACATACTGGATATTACAAATAAATCAAGCGCTGCACAAGTTGAAAATGCCATTAAATACGCATCATATTTCAAAGAACGATACAATACCGAAAGAATAGCACGTACTGAAATGGCAAGGGCTTATGGTGACGCTGCTTTTAGCGATGCGATTTACACTGACGATATTGTTGGAATACAATTTAATTTAAGTGATAGGCACGTTGAGTTTGATATATGCAATTTTCACTGCGAAGCTGATTTATACGGAATGGGTGCTGGGATATATCCAAAGGAACGCGCTCCAGAATATCCATTTCATCCTAATTGCCTTTGCAATATATCAACAATATACAACGGTGAAGTTCCAGATAAATCGGGTAGTGATTATGATCCTAAGCAGGGTAAAAAATATCTGGAAAAATTATCGGATCAAGATCGTAAGGATTTAATGGGAATAAAGGGAGCTGATGCGTTTGATGAGAATCCAAAATCATGGCAAAAGAACCTTAAAAATTGGAATGGTCAGGAAAAGAAAACTGCAACGATACCAAAAGAGGTGCTGTATGGGGAAAAGTAAAAAGTTCGTGCCTGACACTCCAAAGGTTAAGCTGCCTAAAAAGCGGGTTAAGCCGGCGCGGTACATGAGCGATAGCGAGCCTGTTTATCGTGTTGAACAATCGGTAACAATGCCCGAAGATGAGATAAATTATCTTGATTATATATAAATTACCGATTTATCTTGATTTATTTTACGAAATAGCTTATTATTATTAATAGGCAGTACCAACGGCTACCAAAAACATTTTCACGGAGGCGTTTTATGGCAGTAAAACTTTTAGGCAATGCAATCCAGCCTACTGATAACGCAGTAGGATACAATCTGACAATCGGTACGTTTACAAGCGCGGCAGTTAATACTGATCCGCTAAATAAGCTCAATTCCGCTAAAACAAAAAGTGTGGATATATGCGCTGATGATGGTGGTGCAAACTTTGGCACTACTGATTTGCGTACCGTACGGGCGCGACTGTTGCTTACTACTGCACAGAGTGGTGCATCGTCTTATGGCGCTATTATGGGGCAGGTAAAAAATACAGCGGCTTGTACATCAACCGGAAATAAATTTGGAGTTAAGGGATACTATGAGGCTACCAGTACGGCAACGGTATCTAACCTGTCGTGCGGTGTACTTGGTATGATTGATGTGCCTACGAGCGGCGTAATTGCGGCGAGCGCGGTTGTATCCGCGTTTAATGCGGCCTCGGTATCGCTTGCCGGTACTCATACGGGCAATGCTGTTGGTTTGCAGGTGAGTACCCCTGTAGCAGGTGCGTGGGATGCGGCGTTGTCGGTAACTGTTGCTGGTGGTTCGGCAGCAAGTGGATCAACCGCTGCCGATGGTACAATCATCGGCAAGGTTAAAGTTTTAATTGACGGTGTTGTAGGGTACATTAACTGTTATCCTACCCCTCACTAATATGATAACCATCGAATTACTTGATACGCGATTTGTTGAATTGACCGATGAGTTAAAGCGGGTGGAAGGTGCGATTCGTGAGAATAGGCAGATGCGGGATTGGTTGGCATCTCAACCTGTTAAGGAAGAAAAGAAGAAAAAATAATTCTTTGAAATAATCGGGCAGTAATTATCCTTTAGCGGGGAGAGTTATTGCAGTTTTGACTTAGGGCAATGTAAGGTGCTTACACATCGGACATTGCCCTTTTTTATTGCCCTTTTATATACTCCCTTGAGGAGAAATGTAGTATGTCCATGAGACACAAAACACGGCCTTGAGCCGAAAGGATGGAATGTATGGATTTGAATGAAGTGGTTGGCTCTTTGACAGACGATCAAAAGGGAATTGTACTCGCGGCAATCGAGGCTGAGAAGTCACGCGGCATTGAAGCGGCTAACAAAAAAGGCGCAGAAAATGCCAGGTTGCGCAGGGAAACAGAAGCATATCGCAATGCTATTCGTAACACATTTGAAATAGACGTTACGAGTGCCGACGAATTACCTGATGTGCTATCACGATTCAAAACAAAAACAGTAGCCAGCGGAGAATACGTACCTATAAAAGATTTTGAGTTGCTAAAGAAACAGATTTCAGAGCGGGATGCTAAAATAGAAGCGGCTAACCGTGATCTGCGCAACTCAAAAACAGCAGAAAAGCTGAACAAGGTTATATGCGATCATTTTCACGCTGCTGATTATCTTATTAAAGACCTCATTGCACAAGACAGGGTTAGGTTGACAGAATCTGGCGATGTGGTTTTTGTTGATGGTGATGAGGAAATAGAAGCAGCAAAAGGAATTGAAAAGCTGAAAAAATCACGACCTGACCTTGTAAAAAACACATCAAAACCCGGAAGCGGAGGCGCTGGTGGGTCTAAAGATAAAAAAAATGAAAAATCAATATCATTAGATGAATTTAACAACCTTTCTGGTTTAGAGCGTAACAGGCTCATGGCAGAAGGGTACAAACTAACATAACAAGGAGTGCATTATGGCAGCAGGCGATTTTACCATGACAAGCATTGCCCCGGTACTTTACTCGGCAGCGCAGACAGTTTCACAGGAGCCTATAGGTTTCCTCAATTCAATTTCTACCACGTTTGACGACAAAGGTGTTGCCAAAGGCGATACCGTTTACGTTCCGTATACCGCGAAGAATACGGTTGCTGAATACACGCCTGCCGCTTATGCCGATCTCGGTACTGCTGCGACTGCGTCGAGCATTGGTATTTCGATCAGCAAATCGTACATGGATTCGTGGTCGGTTTCTGGCGAACAGGAACGGTCACTCCTTAACGGTGACAACGGTGCGGAATGGTTGCGTCTCAAGACCGAAAACGCAATGCGTACAGTTCGCAATGCGATGGAAGTACTCGCGTTTACCGCCGTGAAAAACGGTTCATCCAGAGCGACCGGCACGGCAGGCACGACACCTTTCGCAAGCGATCTTACGGCACTTACTGCCGCTAAGAAAATCCTGGTGGACAATGGCGCACCGCTTTCTGATCTGCAATGCGTTATGAACTCCGATGCGGCGATGAATCTGTCGAATCTTGGAATTTACAATCAGGCTATGATTGCTGGTTCAGATACGGAACGTCGGACAGGCAAGTACCTCCCGCAGCATGGTTTCAACATCAGCGTATCCGGTGGGATTTCTTCACATACCGCCGGAGCAGGTACTGGCTACGATCTCACATCTGCTTCGCATCCTGTTGGAACGACGACGCTCATTACTGAGAGCGGAACAATTAATGCTACCGGTTTTGTAGCTGGTGATGTTATTACTAAAGCCGGTGGAACCACTGACGCGAATAAATACGTTGTTAATACAGGTCTTGTTGCAACAAGTGGAAATCTTGTAATCAATAGGCCGGGTCTTGTGGTAGTTGGTGCTGATGCTGATGAATTGACAATCGGTGGATCGTACACAGGCGCATTCTGCTTTGAGCGTTCTGCTGTTGTTGGTGTTGTGCGTCCCCCGCTGATCCCAGCGAGCGCCATTCTTCAGACTCAGCTTGTTACGGATCAGTTCGGTCTTACGTATCTGTTTGTCCGTTGCATAGGCGATGGCATCATCACCTATCGAATACACCTCTGCGGTGGTTTCAAGTCCGTACAGAGTGAACACATTGCAACCATTCTTGGATAAGGGGTTATCATGGTACAGGTACGATGGAACAATATTAATGGCGGTAGGGATAGGGTAAAAACTATTCCTTCTGATAAAGTTGCGGAGTATCTGTCCTATGGGTGGATTGTATGTGAAGATGTTGTACAGGAACCGGTAGAAATGCCGGTTCCTGTTGTTTTAACTGAGCAAGAGCCGTATGTTGATAATACAGAATACGGTAAAATAGTTGCTGTTAATCCTGAACCTGAAAAAGAAATCGGTTCAAATGTTGATAAGCTTGAGGCAGCAATGAAAAAACACAAGCGCGGTCGTGGCAGGCCTAAAAAATAATGGAATTAAAAGTTACCATTGACTTGGATAGTTTTCTCAAAGCGTTTAATGCTATACCTGATATTGCAAAAAAAGAAATGACTCAGGAAATAGCTGGAGTTAGCAAGTCAATACAGAATCAAGCACGTACCGTTCATAGATTTAAAACGAAGTCCGGTAATCTTGCAAAATCAATTTGGTATACGATTAGGAATAAAGGATTATCCGCAGAAATATTTTTGAATGAAAGTACTGCACAATACGGAAAATATGTGCATGATGGAACAAGAGCGCATACTATAAGACCACAAAGTGGAAATAAAGTGTTCGCCAAAAAAGTCAATCATCCAGGTATTAAACCTGATCAATTTTTATACGAAGCTGCACAAGTAAAAGAGCCTGATTTTATCATTAAAATGAATACTGCTGTTGATCGTGTCATTAAATTAGCGGGGTTCTAAATGGCATATACTGCAAAATACATAGCGTTTACAGATATAACAGATAGTGTTGTCCGTGATTTTGTTCAATCTGGAGCGGAAGATGGACGGCATGATATTTGGATGGAGAACACTGACCTTGAACTTGAGGCGCTTGCGCTTGAGCGTGGCGTTGTTTCTACGAGTATATATGAAACTCCATTAAGTTACAGGATAAAAGAATATGCGATTGCATATTTTTGTTTCCTTGTATGTCAAGATTGTACTGCTGAAAATAATGTTGAGGTGCCTGAAAATGAAAGCTATTTCAAAAAATTGATATGGTATAAAGAGCGTTGCGAATTGCTTAAAAGTCAGATCACAAAAGAAATGTTTATGAATACAGCGCAATTACTCTCTCCTTATCAAATGGTGCAAACAGGAATTTTATACAGATCATGACAGCAAGAGCAACAACTATATCTGGAGAGATTGCAACTATTATCAGTGGTATGACCACTGTTGGCGGGTATAACTATACATGGGGAACAATCAACCAGGCTGATCGTGCGCGTGTGAGTGCGTATCCGTGCGCGTTGATAAGGTATAATACAGAAACAGCGGTTGAGGGGATTAACGGGCTGTATGGATTTCAAGAGGCTGAAGTAATAATAAGTGTTGATTATCGTATCACTCCAACCCTGACAGTACAACCAGAGATCACAGCTGACAGTGCGCTTGATATGGCATTGGCTGATTTAATAAAAGTATTCGGCGCTAACAATACTGGATATTTGCCATTGAGTAAAGAGGCTGTATTGTCGTTTAAGAGCAGCGAGAAAATACCAGATAAGCGTGGCAATACGTATCATCCGACAAGTTTAGTGACTAAATGGAATTTGTTTTATCATAATAGATGAGAAAACAAAATATGTCATTTCCTATACTCTGGTGGAAAGCCGAAGATAACCCGAACGAATCCCAAGCCGGGGTTAACGCTGTTTGGAACACTACACCCGCGTACGCAACGGGTAAAGTAGGTAAGGCATTTTCTTTTTCTTTCGGGTTAGGTGATAACTACGGATTATCAACTGTAAATAATGCGCTTTTTAATTTTGCGGCTACGGGTTCGTTCTCGATACGTTTATGGTTAAAGCTTGCCGATACGATTATCGGCAATCCAGGGACGTTCGTAGTAAAAGGACTGTATGCTCAAAATAAAAACTACGGTATCGGTATAAACACCTTGAATAATCTTTTCTTTTATTATAATAATTCAACAGCGGTGAGTACCGGGTATACTATAACCGATACAAATTGGCATGACCTTTTATTTACGTATGCAAATGGCAAATGGAATATTTACGCCGATAGTGTGAATGTAACGAGTGCGACTATCTTAGCGGGAACGTATTTAATATCAAACACGGATCTATCGTTAATTTTTGCACAAGCATATTATAGCGACTTTCAGGGGTTGCTTGATGAAATAAGAATTTATGATAGTGTTATTACACCTAATAACCAGGATGGGCCTATGGTACCTACTTTTCAAAAGCTTAATTTGCTTACTGCCAAAGTGCAATCTGCACTTGGATCTAAAGCAACGCCAGCGGCAGCAGATTTCATAACTGTTGACGATAACTTTTCACTTGACTATAAAAAAGAGTTCGCAGAGCAAGCGCTCGCGCAAGGGATATTTGGAAATCCTCAGGCTGTTGCCGGGATGAGTTTGGTTGATGTAAAGGTAACGCTCCCTATTATTCCAACCGGATCGGCCACTGTCCCCAATGTCGGCGGGTTCCTTAATTGTTGCGGTATGGTGTATGCACTTGCGACAAAAAAGCATTCATGGGCACCTACAAGCGTTATTGCGACTAACTGGAAAGATATGACTCTATGGGGTTATACTGGCGATAAAACTGCCGGTGATACTATTATCACCAAGGCTCATAGTGTTATGTTCGACTATGAAATTAGCGGTGAGGTTGGGAAACCTTGCACTATAACATTTACTGGCAAAGGTGTTCCAGATGGCGCACCTGCTGCCGGAACTTATTTGACAGATACTATTGCAGCAATTAGTACTGTTCCGCCTGCTGTTCTCAAAAATGCGACTCAGACTATCAACGGTCTTGCTTTGCACATTCTAAAATTTTCTGTTAAAGGTGGTAATGATGTGCAGATGATCAAGAATATGGGAGATGAGAGCGGTAATTTGCAGAGTATGATTGTTAATAAAAAGGCATCGTGGTCAGTAACCGCATACATGGAAGATGCAAGCTCTATTAATCCAACAACCGGAATGGCTGCTGGCACGCTTGCGACTACTACTATCAAGTTCGGTAGTGCTGCTGATAGTTATATCAGTATTACAAGCGGATCGAATAAAAGCGAGATACGCGAATGCAAGCAAAGCGTTGATAATGGTCTAATGGTATGGGAAATCACAGGATCATTCGTTGATAACGATTTTACAGTTGCTATCAATGACGCATAACCTTAACAGCAAGAAAGGGGAATACGCATGATACCCGTATCCTCAAAGGAAAGTATTGAATACGTTGACAGTGATAAAGTTGTATGGAAATTTAAGCCAAAGACAGGGTCACTGGAAAAGGAAATGTTTGGAATTTACGATGAAAACATTGATTACAAAGCACGTTTGACTGTTGTTGATGCTTTCATTGATAAAATCCTAATAACTCCTAAAGCTGATTATAACAGTGATGAGCAGGCTGAAATAATTAAGTATTGGAACCTGGCGAACAGACTAACCACAGAGGAAAAAAAAAGTTAATTGTCGCAGTTTTGATGCAATATAAACCGTTTTCATTGGCATATAATTGCGGAAATTGTGATAAAAAACAGAAAAAAGGTCGTGGATGCAATATGAATGTAAAAAACAACATACAAATTGACTGTACTTGTGGTGGGGTTGATGGATGTGAAATATGTTGCAGGCCATTGTCGAAAGGCAAGAGTAAGAAAATAAGCTGGGGTTGGTTTAATATTAATCGGTGTCCTGTTAGTTTTTGTAATGATATAAATATAAACAGATTTATTCCTTACTTCTGGCATTTTAAGGCGACAAACAATATGTGCTATCCAGATGGACAAGGAAGATACGAACAGCCTTCAAAACTATTGGAGGCTTTTTCTATTTGTGGATTCATGGTTAACAAGCGTGAACAAATAGAAATTGATAACGCAAACAAAATGGCTAAGAAATAGGTTGATATTATGGCTGAACATGACATTAATGTAAAATTAAATGTTGTAGATAATATGTCACAGCCTATTGCTGATGCTTCAAAGAAGGTCGATTCCTCACTGAAGCAGACAAAAGATTCATTTAAGGGTTTGGGTGATGAGATAAAGGGCAATTTTGTTAATGCTATTAAAGGCGCTGTTGTTGCTTATATTGGAATGCAGGGAATACAAAAAGTAACGCAATTTTTAAAAGAATCAAGATTAGAATACCAGGAATCTGTTAGAGTTCAAGCGCAACTCAGAACTGCGTTAGGATATACATCAACTGCATTAAATCAACAAGCGGAAGCATTAGGACAAAAATTAAAAGTTGACAACGAAGAAATTACTGCTGTACAGGTTAAAATAGCTAATTATGTTAAAAATGATGAAGCTGTAAAGCAATTAACTCCAGCTATTCTTGATCTTGCTGCTGCAACTGGCATGGACATGGCAAGTGCGGCTAACATTGTAGCAAAAGCTATAAATGATGATTCAGATGAATTGGGTAAGTTTAAAATAGCGGTAGATGGCGCAAGAGGGAGCGCAGAAAGAACGCAATCTGTTATTGATGGATTAACTTCAAAATTTAAAGGTCAAGCAGAAGCCCTAACAACATCAAAGGATGGGTTTGATGAGATGGCTTTATCTTGGAAAAATTTTGAGGAAAAGGTTGGAGGAAGCAAGGTACTTAAATGGTGGGCTGATGGTGCTGCACGTATAGTTGATTTGTGGACTAATGGAATGGAAAAAGTATTGGGAGTAGATAAAAAAACAGCAGAATCAGAAGAAGAAGTTGCAAAAAACGCATCTGATAAAAAGGTATCAATATTAAAAGCTGAACAAGATTTAAAAAATCAAATAAGACGCGATAACTTAGAAAAATACAAAAAAATTAAAGAGGAAGAATACCAGGCTGCAATTGATTCTATTGAAATTGAGAAACAATTGAAGCAGGAAGAATATGATGCAACTATTCAATCACTTGAAATTGAAAAACAATTACAGGTTGAAAAAATAAATGGAATAATAAAAATACAAAATGCTGAGGCAGCAGCAAGACAGAAAAAAATTAATGATGATTTATTAATTAAAAAATCTGATAATGAAAAATCTAAAAATGCAGTAAATAATAGTCTTGGAATGGCTGCTCAATTATTTGAAGGCCAAAAAAAATATATAGGAGCATATAAGGCATTTGCAATATCTCAGGCTATAATGGATACCTGGGCAGCAGCTAATACAAACCTTAAAAGCGCACCTATGCCGTGGGGTGGTATTGCCGCTGGGTTTGCTGTTGCTCTTGGCCTTGCAAACGTAGCAAAAATATCAAATCAAAAATTTGAAACTGGAACGGCATTCGCTCCTGGTGGTATGTCGTTAATCAATGAACAGGGTGGGGAATATGTCAATTTACCGCGTGGATCGCAGGTATATAATAATACTCAGACTCGCAATATGACAACAAACGCGGCTCTTAATGTTACAATTATGGATAGTAGTGGTAATATTACCGAAACGATACGGGCTCAGTTACGTAGCGGCCAGGGTGATCAACTGGTGCGTGATATTCAAGCGAAAATGGCACGGCAATTATGAGTGTTACGCTAAGGACTATATCCCCATTGCCTGCTTATTCAATCACGATTAAGCAGCCTTATTTCATGTATTCTACTGTAATCCGCATGGGTTTACACTATTCACGTACTCAATCAGGATGGAAAATAGGTGATGATACCAGTACATACGATTCACGTATCTGTGAGATACCTACATGGATTTTAGACGCTACAGATCAGCTTGCACTCAATACTTTTTTCAATGATGAGACAATAGGACGGGGTAATAATTTTCAACTTGAATTAGGTACGGCAAGCGGTTTTTTTCCGTTTGGAGCTGATAAGGGAGATAGTACAAATTTTATATGCTCATTGGTTCAGTTTGATCGTAAAGGAGCGCAATTAAACCCATATTTACATCATCTGAATGCATTAAAAATTGCTTACGTCAGCGGGCCATCGAGCGCGTATACACCAGCGGCAGCAGAATCAGAGGGAACACTACAGATCGGAACTGTGACTACATTGCGGCCAGTACAAACATTCCCGCAGGCATTGCAAGAGCAATCAATAATCCGTGAGGTATCACGCGGTGGGGTTGTTTCAAGCGTTGACTGCGGGACTACTGGAGACTATAACGAGACTGCGCTTGACCTTGAAGTAAGACCTGGTAATTGTGCTGCATTGATAACATATTTATTAAGTGCCAGAGGTGGAGATATTACGGTTGTAACTCCTTCTAATACGTGGCTATTTGGATTGCCTAATGATTATATGGGAACATATACAACTAAACTATTATCACCTGAATTAAAAATAGTTCACGATAATTATAATTTGTTTAAAATGCAGATTAAATTATGGATGAAATCAAACGATACTTTGCATTAATGGTAAATTATGGCAAATATAATTATACAGGCTGTTGAAATAAAACTTGGTCAAGAATACATAGAAGATACAAGCATAGGTCTTTATACCATATCTTCGCTATCGTATTTGCGATGGAGTGAAGCAACATTAACTGGAGTATCTGAAACCTGGAAAACAGGAATACTATTAAAAAATGGAATTGGAGATATTACCGAAAGCAGCAATTTAGAGCGTGGTGGAAATATCGCAGAATATTCTGGTTTAAATGTAGGTGTCGCTAATGCTGAAAGTATTATGCAATCACTTAAAGATTTGCAAATTAATTTAATTGGTTTGTCTGCAACAGTTACAGAATTTATAGGTACAATTGGAGATAGTGACGCGACAAGCAGAACTATTATTTTTACTGGAATTGTTGAAAATATTTTATGGGGCGATACTGAATTGGTTATATCTTTTAAAAACTCGTTATACAAAAGGGAAACAAACCTATCAATTACTAATGAAAACGATGTAACAACACCTGTATGTTTTGGACAATTAACCCCTACATCAAGCAGCGTTATTGAAAATATCGCTAAGTTTGTAAGAAAAATAGATAGCTATGATGAAACGGTATATACTAATGAATATTTTACTGGAACAAATCCAGAAATAAAAATTTTTCCAGTTAATAATTTGACATCTACTATTGATATATTAATATTCAGCAATGGAAATACATTAAGGAATGAAACATTAAGGCCAGATAATTGTTATATGTTGGTTAAAGATGGAACAGGTGAGGGCCAGATTAGAAAAGTAAGTTATATAGTTACATCTGGAATTAATAATACTATAGCTTGTCAAATAGATAGCGTTTTTTATACTACGTTATCAAGTACTAATGATAATACAAGATCGTGGGTACAGTTAATAGCAATCGACAGAGAATATACGTGTGATAGTTGGCCTTGCAAATCATTTACTAATAATTATGGAACTGAAATAAATACCCCTCAATTACATATATACGAAGATAACAAATTTAACAGAATATCAGATTATAGCTTTTCTGTTGATTCAACAGACAATAATAATTTAATAATAGACAGTCAACAATATAGCGAAGAAACTGGAATACAAAGCATTGACAGTGTTAAAAGTTTTATAATACTATCTGCAACAAGTTTAGAAAAAGAAACAGCATCAACGCTTGACTCTTATCCCATAGGCGGGAAACAAAAA